AGGAGACGTGGGAAAGTGCGGATGACTGGTTTCAGCCATGAGTCAAGATCCAGGGTATCCAGCATCTAGATATTACACTTCACGTCCTGGCATTGGCTATCAGCTCGATCACCGCTGCCCCAATCTCGTTAGCTATGAACACTGCATTTTCTTCATCCTGTTGCATACCCCACCTCCGACCCATTTATGGAAATATTATCATGTAAACCTAATCAACTGGCACAGGTCTGTGATTAAACGATCGTTTTCAACGATCAATATGCAACTAATTGATCGGCAATACCCATTTGCAACACCAAAACAATACACGCACCATTAATAATCGTTTTCATATGGAGGTGTTTACATGTCGGCTTATAACATGACGTTCTGCAGAATGTGCGGCTTATGGATAGGTGATGAGGCCGACTGGCCCAATGGCGAGCCGGGTTACTGTGATAAATGCAAACCAGCATCGATTTTAACGCGGGCAATAAAAAGAATCGGAAATATAATCCGCGTAGTATTTATTGGAGTTCGGAAATCTTAAAACCACCAGCACCAGGGAAAACGCATTGAGGCGGATCAACCGCCTCTTCATGTTTTCGTTCAATTATTGATAAGTCAGCGTGAACTCAGCAACTGCGTGATAATCGCCGGAAGTAATCTTTCCCGGCACACCATCACCCTGGAGATAGAGGGCAAAAGGTAGAGTATTATTTCCACTCTGGAGAGAAAAGTTTTTGCTTGGCTGTCCCAACTTAATCAATTCTCCAGTGCCATCAGCAAATGCGATACTGGCACCACTAGCCGCCCCTAAAATACCAAGACGTCCATCTTTCCCTTCCATGCCAGAGAAAGTGACATTTACGCTACTTCCCGATCCGACGTCGCAATTCTCAAGGTTAATTGAAAAGTTCCGAGGTGTAGACTTGCCTGAACCATTTGCTTCCAGCAAAACTGTATCGGCAATTTGACCAAGGTTGATCGTTTGATCGGCACTTTCTGGAGAGATGGAGCAAGAAGCCTGTGTGCTCACAATACTCCCCACCATGCTAACATTGCCGTGCCCCTGGTCAGCCGCGAAGCAAGACGAACTCATTACGCTAAGCGTCACAAATGACGCCACCGTCAATTTTTTTACAAACATATATTACCCCTTGATTTTTTTTATTAATGCCATTTTTGGCGAAACTAAAAATATAACCATGAAGTAATAAATGGAATTAATACCTGTTGTACGATATGTGGCACTACGTGCTAATAATTTATAGCTAATAAAAATACGTAATCGTTCCCGCTGGGGAAATTGTCGGTTCACCTTCTGGAGCAATGGGGTATTCAGGCAAGCCGTAATTCACGCCGGGATCATTTCCTCGCTGCATTTTTGTGATGGTGCCTTCGGTAAGCTTTATCGTATGCGTCGGCATCGACGAACAAACCAGCCAAACCTCTACTGTGGGTGTGGCATTATTTTTGGATTTAACATCTCCGACAAACACTTGGTGGGGAACCAATGACCCATCTTCCAAGCAAGGCATATTCTTAGCTCTGACCTGAACTGGTATATTGACAATACCTGCATCGGCCTTTCGCAGCGTATACGTCGATTTCCAATACACCCCAGCCCCAAAGTGACCGCTTGCAAGTGCTGCCGCCTTATCGTCGGAGCATTCAAATAGCCAGCTAACAGTATCAACCGCACGCGTTAATCCGGATAAGTCTCCTTTTTCACCCTGTGGCCCCCGTTCACCCGCATCGCCTTTTTCTCCTTTATCTCCTGGAGAACCGTCAGTGCCATCTTTACCTGCCGACCCGGCTGGGCCTACATCCCCCTTGTCGCCTTTCTCACCTTGTAGGCCCTGAGGCCCAACCTCTCCCGGTGCACCATCTTTACCTGCAGGGATAATCGCTGCGATTTGTTCAATCACGGCTGTACGCGTTTCTCCCGCCTGAACAACAGGAATCAATGCCGCGCTGGTGAGCACTTCAACCGACGGGAGTTTTGATAATGGTAGAGATAATTCAGGCAACGACTGCATTGCATCCACCTGTTTTAACTGCGCCGCCATTTTAACATGCTTTAAATGCCCCATTACTTATCCCTTACTCTCAGATTTATTATCAAAATAGCCAATGCCATCGGATTTTTTTTCTTTCTTCGCCGCTTTCGCTTTGCTCTCTGCAGGTGCCTTAATATCAGTGACCAGGTTAAACGCCATCGCAAGGCCTGAGCTGCTCAACGAGAACGCCAGGGACTCGATTAACCAGGTGCGATCCTCCTCCTCACCAAATCCCGCCGTTGTTATCCTGGCCTCTGCAGTCAGCGGCACATACTGCGGCCGGCACGGGCCGCTTAGTGTCATTCGCCTTTCGTTCCTGTTGGCCTGCGTCATTTTTGACTTGGCGCTGCTGTCCGCCTGGGCCTTGCTCGGCTGCGTGAAGGGGTTGGCCTGGTCTGGCCCGTCATGCTCCAGCGATTGGGTTTTAGTGCGACCATCGGCGGGATCGAAATAGGCAACGCTCACTTTGCCTTTTTTGCCCTTACCGTCTGCCGTCTTCGCCGGTTTTCCCGTTGTGGCCCCACGCTGGCCATCTGAATAGCTCCACGAGGATAGCGCCTCCTGGGTTATCGTTACGTTACTGAGGGCGCCACCGCTGGCGGTTGTCGCCTCCCCCTGTTCCAGGAACAACCAATAACCGCCGGCGGCCTTGCTTACCGCGTTATGCGCACGCGCCAGGCGGGTCATAAGCGCCGCATCGGACTCTCTCACCTGGTCAATGTGTTCTATCGCGATGCTGGCCAACTGCGTGGCTATTTTGGGGATGAGGCCATTATCAGTTGCCACCGTTTTCACAATGTCCCCCAGCGTCACGCCGTCCCAGCTGCGGCTTTTCTGGCTCTGTACATCACCTGGCTGTTTTTGCGCGTTCATTGGGGCCGATGTGGCGTAAAGCTGGATCTTGCGCGGTGGCCCGCTACTGGCGCGGCCAGACACCACAAACCAGCCCTTATCGACCAACTGACCATTAAAGCCCAGGGCAACACTCAGGCGGGCGCCTTTGGGCGGGAGTTTTAGCGTTTCCGACAGGAGGGTAATTTGCAGCTCGTCAGTTTTGCCTGTGGCGCCGCCGTTGTCCGTTAAGCTGATATCCACCAGGTTTTCACGAATGATCGCGGTTATATCCTGCCCCTCCGCAATAATGCGGAATTCTGGCCGGAATTCGGCCGGCTGTTTTTGTTGCATCGGTTAATCCCATAGCTGGATCGGTGATTCGGGCGTTGGTGTCTCTATGTCCGGCAGGGTGATGATTAACCCTGCCGGATAAACAGCCCCCAGCGCCGCCAGTTCGCGATTAGCGTCTAAAACCGTTACAACGGTCTGCGAAAGGTTCTCTGTGCCGTAGTGGGCCGCACAGACGGCATCCAGTACGTCACCCTCACGGGTTAGATAATTCGTCGGCATAGTGTTTTATCGTGATCGAGTAGGTTTTCTTGCGAGGAGCGCCGCCAGGCAAAAACGCCGGCGTCGTGTCGGTAAAATCGGTAATAACCCACCAGCCCAACACATCACCGGCACTGCTCACCAGTTGTTGAGGCTCGGCCTTGTCGGCCAGGTCATAAAGCGTATCAATGCTGGCCACACCGTTTCGAAACTGGGAATGCGCCTCCCCGTCCATTTTGACCGTCCGGGCGGATTTCCCTGTGTACTGCAGCAAGTCCTGTTTGCCGATCCGCTCCTGCTCACTCCAGCGCCAACGGGCTTCCCGCGTCAACTGGTTATAGGTCGCCGTGTCGATAGAAAATTCAAAGGTGCCGAGCATCATCATAATGCTGGCGCTGTCCGCCGGCCGCCGTGCATCATAGGCGCCCGTGATCGTGCCGATAATGTCCACCATTACCAGGCTTCCGCTGGGTCATGCATTGCATTGTTGCCGTTGAATACATCCATATTTTTCATTGACGACACCGCGCTATCCGCCACCGCCTGCGCATCCTGGCCAGGTTGAGCAATCACCGTCATATTGACCTCTTGCCGGCGATTGTCTGTCATCGCAGGCTTGTCGCCAGCGGCACCTTGATTGGTCAGTGAAGACAGGAAAGAAAAGGCCCCTTCTAGCGGATCATCACCTTTGTCAGTTTCCCCGATAGCGGCCAGCATCCGATCGTCGGCCTTATCCCAATACGCACCAGGACTCATAATCCGCTCGCTGGACAATGAATATTGCGCATCGCTGTAAATGCCCTGCAGTGCCTTCTGCTTCTCCGGGTCCTTCAAAATGGATTCCAGCCAGGCAGACTGGCCCCGCGTTTGGGCAAAATCACGCGCTCCCTCGATATCCCCTTTACCGAGAGAACGCACAATGGCTTTTTTGTCGCTCTGCTCATCGGGCAACAGCCAGGCTAATTTTCTGGCGATGGCCAGAAACAACTTTGTGACAGTCATGATGCCGTTGGCGAACTCCACCAGGTTCGGGATCCATTTGTTCCTGATCGTGGTGGAGATAATTTCTATGCCGCCATTTTTGAACCAGGCGGAAAGCTCATCCGCCAGTTGCGTCACTTTCGGCGCCAACGAACCGCCCAGCTTGCCGGCGATTTCCTCCACGGCCGATCCCCACACGCTGCGCAGATTACTGAAAGCAATATTGCCGCGAATGGCGCCATCAGCGCCCTCCTTCGTGACCAGGTTGTAACGCTTCTGCTGATCCATCATCTCCTTGTAGCTTTTGCCAGTCAGGCGCATGTACGTTAGGATTTTATTGGCCTCGCCCCCCATCAGCATATCGACCGCGGACGCCGCCTCCTGCTCGTCTTTGTGCATTAGGGCGCGCTCCATAATTTTTTCAAACTGC